GCAATCAGTGCAGATGATCCCGCCGATACCGAATTTTTCCAGAAAGGATACAAGTTTGCTCCTTACACCTCAGAACACTTTGGACAGAATGTTTCCCGAAAGCTGGGATGGGACACTGCAAATAACGGTGATGATCAGAGTGATCCTAATAATAGAAAACCCGTTTGTAAGAATGGTTGGTTCATTGTAAAAGGCGATCCTGACGTACCCAGAGAAGACATAGTACTCACACTCACCGATGAGCAAGCTCTAGTGGGGGAATCTTTACCCAGACAGGAACACCCGAGTGATTTTAGTCTCTTTAGTCAAAATCCACACCTAAATTGTTTCAAGTTGGAACATCTCTTCATAGACAGACCACAGACTACGATTGCAACAACAGCATGGGGAATTAGATTTAAAGATCAAGCTGGACCATTTGTTGCTGGTCACACCGCTGAATGTGATTTAGGTTGGTTCCATGATGTTACAATAAAATCAGATTCAGTCGGTGGAATCCACTCAAAGGGATCTTTCCTAAAAAATGAAAGGGTGACCGATCAATGCGTTTTCATATCAGGATCAGCAGCAAACCGATCGAAAATTTTAGGTGGAGAACAAATCAGCATTTCATTTGTAAATTTAATTAATACTGATATTCGAAAGGTTGACGGAGATAATTTAAAACAATACAGTCTGGCAGTCGGATTAACTGTCAAAGGTAACAATAATGCATTCGGGGTATTGAGAAGACTATGGTTCGATCCAAATGATACAGAAACCGAAAAATATGCAAAGTTCAACGGATACTATGCTTCAATTCGACTGATCGGCGGTAATGATGGCGAAAGGCCAGGCAGAGACGAAAATGGAAGTCTGCGCTTTAACCCGGGAACATTGCGTGAGTATCTTCGAATACACAATTTAAACACACCAGAGGGAGTGACCTTATCTTGGCCAAAAAATCCATCAAAAGCCGACCAGCCTGCAGACGGAACTAATCCAAATGCAAGCACAGATGATTCGACGGAACCTGAGATCACATCGACAGGAACAATATGGCAAAAATTAAACCATACGAACATGTTAGACTTAAATCTGCCATGGCAAAAAGAACCAGCGGATGAGGATATCTTTGATCTAACCACATTTAGGCAGTGGGGGGATCGTTTCCGCACCGATACCAATCAAGCACACACCGATTCAGGGGATAATTACTTTGGAAACACTGCGGAAAAAGAACCTCCAGTTCTCAGCACACTGGTCCTACCTACTGCTCCACGGCATCAGTCCATCGGCCCAGAAAAGAAAGTACCGTTTTGGTTTACAGAAAAGACCACACAAAGTTTAATCCCACAAAAACCCTATGATTACACTGGTACTGATGAAATGACTGTAGATGAAACAATTGAGTTAACTAAAGAAGCAGTCGGCGAGTCAATATACGATCCAAAAGGTGTATTGAATTCGTATATTGATCGAGATACTGGACTACTGGTTGAAAATAAATTATATGAACCAATATTCTGCACGATGCTTAAGTATGAAGACAGTACCGTGACACCGACAATTACCGCATGGGGACAGTTTATCTTTGACGCAAGAAAACCATTAGTTGCAAACCCAGCTCTAAAGGGTGAATTAGACGAAAACGGCATTGACTGGGGAATAACTCAAGACTATATTTTCCGTTTAGCAGGAACAACATTTCCATCAGCAGGACTTCTGGAACCGGTTCCGATCGTCAGAGACGGCGTGGTCACCGGATTTAAGGATGCTAAAATGAGTACTGCATGGCCCTACACAAAAGCTCAATTACAAACATCTCCAAATCCGAAAAAAGAGAGAGGTCAATATGACGTTGCGTGGGCACACGGAATTACAACACAGGGACTGTCACTAGAGCATAGAGGAAATGCAACATACGAAGAGTTCACACACCAAGATCCTAATACTGGTCAGGCTAGACCCAATATTTTTCCTCTGAATACTCACCCCATAACAGGTAGAGCAAATCTTGGTGCTAGAGATACTACCCACGTTGACACCTCTCAGATTCATGCAACAACGAAAATTGACAGCATTCACACACCAGAAAATATTCTAGTAGCGTATTGTAACATGAGTTTAGATGGACAGCAAGGTCAGCACAGTGGTGGATCTCAGTACATGGGTTCATTTATTGGTTTTGCATACGTTAACAATGTGTGGGCTAATCTCCCTTTACCCAACTCCATATCGGGATTTAATCTTTTCCCTCCAGGCACTCAGCATATGCTTTGGTATCACAACACCATGCACAACGTGACCATAAGTGCTGCGATTCTCCCACTCGGGGAGAACAAACAAAGGCAATGGACTTTCGGGGAAAAACCTATCGATAAAGATAATGCGACTTTTCTGAAGTCGCAATATGATCGAGGAAACGCCGTTGGAGGAGGCCTGGACGGCGAGCCAGGTTTTACACTAGATAGTTTTTATGACGCAATAGTGTGGAGAAATAACTTTATTACTAAGTGGGCTGACGGAAGTGCCGAGAATAATAAAAACGAGGATTGGATTGCGCAGGGAAGGAGTGATAACCCACCATTACCGTATATCAATCCAACCACATTTCCCCTAAGAATAGAAAGAAACTTCAGATGGGATGGTGGTCCCATTAAAGGTAATGAAACTGCTCAAACTGGCCATATGATCGTACTGCCCCCAGGCAATCCTCCTTTGTGGAAAGCAATGTTTCCATACGCTGGAGGAGCTGTTGCTCCCGACGGAATTCAGTCTCCATATGATATAATAAGTGAGTATCAACCAACGAACGAGTCACCACTGAAGGGTGGAGGAACCTTGAGCATGGAGGATCAAGTTCCGTTTGATCTGAACAGAAAGAGAAGAATTGGTCACTCTACGGTTGGAGCATATGAAGTTGAGTCTTCGTACATAGTAGCAAATGACAATCCGCATAATGAATACGTAGCACAAACATCATCTAATAGTTCTACGAATGGTGAAGAACTATTTCCTGCACTTAGTGACGGAAGTACTTTAATGTCATTCAGCGTGAACTTCGATAAACACGAAGATTTATACGGAAAACGTATTAAGGTAAGAGCGACAAAGCCAGATAAAAATAATCCTGACAATCCTCCCTTCGAATTGTTCTCTAGTAATATTATGAGACTACAGAGGAGCAAACAGGATGATGGTGGCCCCGAGGGTCAAAATACCACGGGTAGGGCATTCCTGCGTAGCATTTTCGAAGATCCCCCAAACGATCCATTTACGGAATCATACCTCTTCGAGTCCAACCAGTCTGTGTCGAACCCATACGTCATATACAGTTCTCCTTCAAGTGATGAATTCGACCTAGCAGCGGGAGAAACCAGTGGTTATGGTGAGGACCTAGATTTTGAGACTATTCAAACCAGTTCTAGTCAGAACCAAACATGGTTGTTAACTGAATATGATATTTCTACTATTCAAATTTTTGGTTCCGACTTCCAATCCGTGCCAGGTGACAGAAATAAAATAAGACTATCGTTTGATAGAACACTGGGAGATACACGAGGAACGACACTTGCAACTTATTTCCATAACAGATACGCCGCTGCTGGAGGCACGTTAGCAATAAAATTCCCGAATGGAATTACTTACTTTGTTGATAAAACCGCTGGTGGTATGACTGCACATGGATCTTCATTGGAATCATATTTCTTTATCAATACGACAGGAACAACCGTTAGTCTACCGAATACTCTTCCAACTGGAGATGTGTTGATAGAACAACCAGCAGGACTAACTTAAAAAGAAAAAGACCCCCGCCGAAACGGGGGTCTTTTCTTATAGTTGTAGTGCGATATCAGAAGGTGATCTGAATCAAACTACGAATGAGATACTGTCCGCTATCAGCAGAAGTTTCCCATCCAGTGTCGGTAAGGTTATAACCAGAATCAACACCACTGAAAGCATAACCAAAAGAGTTAGTCCAGCGGACATTTGAATTAAAGATATAATTCACACCGACAGTTCCCAAGTTGAGATCCGAAGCTCCACTTTCGAGAACACCATATTCATACTGTCCGAAGACCTGAATCTGATCATCAAGATCGTAGCTTGCGGTTCCAACGATTGAGTAGTTGTTCCAACTGCCATTCCAGTTGGCTGCAACATACGCAGCAGAAAAATCAAATGCACCGAACTCAGTAGCAGCATCAACCGTAAAACTATTGTAGTTATCGGTAGAAGTGTTCTGGTTTGCGAATGCACCACCGATGGTCAGGTTATCAAGTGCATCGTATTCGAGGCGCGCACTGATACCATAATCGTTATCACCGAAATTACTATTGTCGGTGTTGAAGCCATCGTTGTAGGAAACGTAAGCGGTGAAGGCATCAAAACCTCGGCTCACTTCGAATCCCTGTGAACGTCCCTGTCCATAAGTCAAAGCGGTGACACTGTAATCACCGAAGACAAGAGTAGTAGGATCAGCAACGTAACCACTATAGAAGCTGGTGACGAACTGTCCTGCCTTCACATCAAATCCACCGAAGTTTCGACTCAGGAAAGCATCCTTGAGTTCGAATTCGGTGTCACTCCACTGACCACTGACTGCATAGTCAAAGTCATGCACCTTACCCGAGAACTGAATTCGGGCACGTTCTACATCGAATCCACGAGTAGAGGTGTTGGATCCACCATCATTGAACAAATAACGGAACTGGAGGAAACCAGTAACGTCAAGAGTAATGGGGGATTCATCAGATGTTAGACTCATGTGAGTCGCGGAGTCATCACGAACAGCCATGATTAAATCATGGGCGTTCACAGTATCCACACCGCCTGTCATAAGAGGCGCAGAAAGAAGAATTGTTCCAATGTTAATCATGTCTAATCTCCTTTAAAGATCAGCCGCCCCAAGTGGTGGCAGCATCCCAAACAGTAGCGATCGCATCGCGGAACCAAAGAACACCATCCCATGCGAAGGGGACGAGAGCGAGGCTAATGAGGAGCGAACGGGTGATCCCGATCTTTCCAAGCCAGCTTCCAACAACATCATTGCTACATCCAGTAGCGGGACACGTACCAGTTACTTTACTCATAATAATTCTCCTTATGTTAGAGTATGTACCTATAGATCATCCATAGGATTTACTGGGTAAAAAATCTATTATACACTCAACTACTTGTCAAGTCAACAACGTCACACGCATTTCCTGAACAGGCAAATGTCTGCGTTCCCGCTGTATTATCTTCCATTTCATATTCAGATAGGGCAGCCCATTCTACGGACGGGAGCTTTCCTAATAGTTCTTGATATTCCACCTTTGTACACTCCTGATATGGAGCTTGCTTGTATGAGTGATCTGTGTGAGGGAGGAATGAGATACCAGAAACTTCATCGAAGTGATCATACACCCAACCACCCACAATAGGCCATTCCTCTTCACGAACCGTGATAGTAACAGATGGCTTATGCTCACACCAGTGACGTTGGTACATCAGCCAAAGTTCTAGTTGTTCAATTGCCGTCATTTCATCTCTGGTAGTAGAGGCTTTGGGGGAATGTATAGGGAACGAGAAGACAGTAACGTGATCTGGCTTCATAACGTCAGGTTCACATGGGAAGCCCTTGTCCTTCATGAAGATGCAGAGAGGATCTTTGTTGTCCGCTCTTACGGTTCTGACGTAGTACTCACTGTGACGAGCGTGGATACCAGAAGCAGCGTCAACGAGCTGAGAGACGGTTCCAGAGGGTTTCACGCAGGTGATCGCAGCGGACTGTGGGATACCAAGTGCAGTCGCATGTTCCTTATTTGTGATGATGGCTGCTGCTCTGAAGCGTTCTAGACGATCTGGGAGGTTCTTTGTTTCCCGTGTCAGTTTACAGTCCATGATCCCTGTCATGGAGACACCAAGAAGCCGTTCATCTTCGCAGTTCTTCTTCCAATCTCCAGACAAGTATCTGAAGTTTGTTAGTGTTGACTGCCATGTTCCAAGGATAGTGGCAAGACGAACCTTACGTTCTAGACTTTCATCTGTATCCTTCTCTCGAACGACCACCTCAGTAAGATTACAGAATTCCCTGTCTCGTAGAATAATTTCACTACATGGGTTTGTCCCAAAAATATGATCAACTTCTCTAGTTCTAAAGTCTGATTCTAGTCGAGTTCTGAATTCATTGGCCTTTTCGACTTGCTTCTGTGCAGCTTCACGATTGAAGATACCACGCTCACCCGACTTACTCTTGTATAGAGCCAACCACTCTTCCATGAAAATACCAGTCTCTGGCTTCTCTTTATAGGAAACTGAGTTGTTTGCTAATGCACGTTGTGGATCTGCATCCCACCACTGTCCAGTCTTTGCATCTCTCATTCTCTCGTCGGTGAGAGATGATAGAGAAATCAATGCGGACCTGCGAACGCCTCCGACAACCACAATCTCTGCAATTTTGCAGATGAGATCGTGACATTCGATAGAAGTAAGTTTTCTACCCGCTGCTCGTCTAAAGGTTTCGACGGTGAATTCAAAGAGGTCTTCAAGAGGTTCAGGTCCACTTGCTCTTCCTCCAAAAGTTTTAAGGCGCGCACCGGCAGAACGAACTTTGCTTGTGTCCCATTTTGGAACTTGACCTCCAATGAGCAGGCTAAACAACTCTCGATACGCTTTCGACCAGCCCATTTTCGAATCTTGTACAACAATCGTAGTATCACTGTCTTCAAACTCCTCAGCTATCGTCGGCAGAGTTTTGATGAGGTCACGTTCTACAGAGAACCCAACTCCAGTTCCGCACATGAGAATGTACAGAATCTCATCAAACGACTTGACTTTACTTGCACTAACGTAGGCACAATTATACCCTGCAATATTGTCCCTCTTGAGTGCTTCACCAGCAGTCATCAATGCTCTCATTGAGGGCATGATTTCTAGATTCAAGACTGCTTCTTGAAGTTCCGTTCTCAACTTAGGATCTACATCATAATTACAGTTATCTTTCAGGTGATCAGTAAAAAAGTCAAAGTACCTAGTCACAGTTTCTTCCCAATTTTCACGTTTACCTTCTTCGGGTAACCAACGAGAATAACGAGAAAGATGAATAAAAGATTGATAAAGACTAGGCAAATTCCATGACATAAAACTTCACTCCTGTTTGAAAATTAGATAACTTATATAGCTTAAAAAGTTCCACCATCTACACGAGCATTATAGATGTCAAATCCATTCATGTCAAGGAACTGTGACATGATATTGTTACCACCACTCACCTCTAGTGCATTATCCGAACCATCACCACTAGAGGACGTTGTAATACTAACAACTGCGTCCACACCATCAGCAGAAACGGTTATACCAGAACCTCTAAAGTCAATGTAACGAACTACATTCCCGAATGGTACATGAGAACCGTCTTTCTTTACACCAAAAAGATCACCACCACCACCAATGATTGGATTTCCTGGCAATAAAGTACCAAGAGAGTTTATCCAATCTTCACTTACTGATATGGTTCGGGACGTAGTGTCATAGCGTAGAGGTCCAGCTACATTAGCTATCCCATCTTCTCCCCTCTCGCCCTGTTTACCAAGTTCACCCCGATCTCCTTTGTCACCCTTCGGTCCTTGCTTTCCGTCTTTACCGTTCTTTCCACTCGGGCCCATGAGTCCTTGAACACCCTGTTCACCTTGGGATCCTTGCTCACCTTTCTCTCCCTGTGAACCTTGAATACCTGACGATCCCTGTTCTCCCTGAACACCTTGCTCACCTTTCTCGCCGTGATCACCGTGAGAACCCTGTTCACCTTGGGGGCCTAGTTCTCCCTGAACACCTTGGTCACCTTGAGGGCCTCGTTCACCCTGAGGCCCCTGTTCGCCTTGAATTCCGTGTTCTCCTTGCGGGCCCTGCTGACCATCCGCACCCCTCTCGCCTGGCTCGCCCTTTTCACCCTGATCGCCATCTATACCATCCTTTCCATCATTCCCATTACGGCCAGGAATGCCAGGAAATCCCTGCTCTCCTTGTTCACCGCGAGGTCCGACTGGGCCCATTGAGCCAACTGATTGTGTAAATACTGATTCCTCTACGATCTCTTCCACTTCAAAATCATCTATTGTAGCAAGCATTTCACTAAACGATTCATTAATAAGACGAGAAGAACCCAGAAGAGTAACATGCACGTCTTCATTAATAAGATTAACAGAAGATGCACCATAACCGATTCTATATACCAAACTGCTGGTATCATCCGTAATATTGAAAGAATCTCCCTGATCAAGATCAGGAAGTATTGAGCCATGATAGAAAACAGTCTTACCTGTACTAGCTTCGGAAAATAGATTAATATCTTTGTGTATACTCATTATTCTATTTATTTGGTAAGACATCTCCACGAATGTGGATATAACGGTCTAATTGTATCACCGATGACTCTAGCATACTCACGAATCTCCCACTGAGCATGTTCATCACTCCGCTGACTATAGAATCTGGCATAAGCAGCAAGGGAACCAGTCCAATACCACTCTGTGAACATTGCTTGTGGCAATACGAAACGAGCTTGTTCTGGTGCGACACCTTCTGCAATGAGTTGATCATATGTGTAAAGAGCTAACTCCAAGGAGTTTCCGTATGAGCGAACATTTTCGCCCTTTATTGCCATAAATTCTTCACTACCCTGCTTTGCACTACCTTCAGGCTTACCTCTCCATTGTGGTATGTAAAAGTCCGGCTTGAATGAAACATAGCGACGACTGATTTCATTCTCGACAAATCCCTGCTTGTGCTTGAAGAACTGTGTCCGAATCGAGATTGGTGCCTTAATTCTTAATGTAATCTGTGGATGTGCAAACGGTGTCCAGTGTTTATTTTTTGCAAGGTAATTTAGAAGTTTGATGTCCCTATCAGATAACTTACGAACATCTTCTTTGTGATACGAAGAACCCGAGTCTCTAAGACGTTGTACTGCATCTTCGTCAGTTGCCCAGTCGGTTTCATTGTTGAAGGAAACTCTGGCGGCATTACAAACAGTAAGATCAGATCCCATGTGATCAACCAGATCAACATGACCCTTATTCAATACCTTTTCACTCGTCGTCGTCGTCGTCATCATCATCCTCAGTTTCTATGTAATCAAATAAGACTTCATAACCTTCAACTTCTACAAAATCTTTGGCATAAGCAATAGCTCTTTCCCAAAGATTTTTATCCATTTCTTTCACATACTCAGAAAACTTTCTACCAAAATTCAATACAGCAGCGAGATAGACTTCATCTGGAATTTCTTCTTTGTCTTCTTCGTCTTCTTTGCTCATGATCTTCTCCAGTTTCTAAAATGTAGTCTGGCTTCTAGTCCGCTGTATGTATTAGTATCCATGATCTTTTGAATTTCTTTTGCTGACTTGGTATAGATCATATCATTAATATCTTTTTCTTTGATTGTACTAGGCCAAATACAAACCTTACAATCTTTATTTATGAGTCTGTCCATGTAGTTGACAATTTGTCTGTTTCTAGGCTCATTATCAAGAACATAAACAACATCAGTACCCATCAACCTATCATGTAGATTTTCTATTGCACCCGCACCAACCATTGCAATTGTGTTCGGAATGAATAGACTATCGATTGGTCCTTCGACAACATAGACTCTCTTCTTGGGATCAACACGCCAAAGTCCATACCATAGACGATCGATACTCTTGTCGCCCTTGACAGTAATATATCGCGCACTCGTTCTAGCAGTCTCTTCTCCCTTGAACGACAGAAGTCTACCTTGCGCCCCAATAACATCACCATCTTTATTGAAGAAAGGAATGATAAGACGTTCCTCTTTACCAACTGCAAGACATTCTGGATCTAGCTTTGACATCCACGTACCGAAGTCATCGGTATAATAGAGAATGTCATAGAACTTCTCTGGGATCTTTCTCATCTTACAGAACTCGTATGCCTTATGATTCGTTTTCAACTTATCAATAGACACCAAATCCTTCAGTAAGGATGAATTGGGTTTGAATTTTGGTTTGCTGAACATTCCGAACATATTTGTTTCTTCTGGTTTTATGTAGTTAGAATTACCACTTTCCCCATTCTTCCATCGTTCAAGGGAATACTCTTTCATCAACTGGGGACTCACTGACTCTAAAAATCTGTACAGTGAAGTTCCTGCTCCGCAGTTGTGACACTTGTAGAAGAAGTCATTATTCTTCTTATAGAAGTATCCTCTGCATTTGTTTTTATTCTTCTTCGAGTCACCACAGAGAGGACATCTACAATTTGCTAACTTATCACTTTTCCAACTAAACTTTTCTAATCGAACAGAAACCAGATTGATAAACTTTTTGTCAACGTATGTACTCATATAGACCATTCAGTGAAGTCTGATTTTTCTTTCATCTCGCCGAAACCCGAACCATACACATCAGTTGGTTTGTCTTGGTTTGATTGAACAAGACCAACTTGAGTTGTATCCTTCACGTCATACAGCTTCATCTTAGACCGATCAATACCAAGAACAAACTTTCTGTTAGATACTGCATCGTTGTATCTGTTTTTCAGTTGCTTGATGAGAACTTGATTTTGTTCATCAAGTTCCTCTGTACCGATCATAGCAATCATGAAGTCAGCAGTCGCTGGCAATCCAAAGGATTCTGAGGTATCTTCAAGTCCAAAATCACTGGAAGCGAATCCGCTCCTGTTGACTTGAGTCGCAGAGAAGACAGGAACGTTGTACTCAACAGCAAGCCCACGAAGTTCCTCAGCGATAGCTTTGATGTAGTTGTAACTGTTTACATTACCGTTGTTCTTCAGTCTAGCACTTGCACATATGTTTAGGTAATCCACAATCACGATATCTGGCTTGAACTTCTTCTTCATCGACAACTCTTCAAGAAGAATACGAAGGTGATTAGAAGTAGCCGTTGATGTGGGATATTCCTTGATGATCAATTTACCAGTGAACTCGTTTGAAACTCTACTGAGTTTAGAATCATAAACTTGTTTTGAAAGCTGATGAAGTTCGTCCATCCCAATGTCCATTAAGTTTGCATCGATACGTTCAGCAATTCTTTCCTCTGCCATCTCGCATGTAACGTAAAGAACATTCTTGTTCTGTGATAAACAATTTGCTGCATGATGACATAGGAATAGAGACTTACCGACACCAGTTCCCGCCATCACAATGTTCAAGGTTTTATTCGGAGTTCCGCCATTGGTGATCAAGTTCATAAATTCAAGATCAAACGGAACACGATTTTCTACCTTGTGATAAAATTCATATCGAGCATCAGCATCTTCGATGTAGTCATGTCCGATGTGTGCATCGAACGATACTGAAAGAGCATCTGAGAGGATATGTGGGATAGCGGTTTCTGTTTTCGCCTTACTCTTACCATCAATGATCTGGATGGATTCCATGATGGCATTATATACTGCTCGACGTTGACAAAATGATTCTGTTGTTTCTACCAACCAATTTGAATCAACATCCTCAGGCTTATCAGATATCTCACGAATCAAAGTAACACAATCATCATACTCAGACTGAGCAAGATCGCGTCTTTCATTCAAGGAGATACGAATAGCTTCTGGCGCAGGAAGAGTATTATAAGTCGAGATGAACTGAGAGATCAATTCGAATACAATTTTGTCGCAACGATCCGAAAAATATTCGGGTTGTATGAAGGGAAAGGCTTTTCTAGAAAATTCATCCGTGTGGATCAGGTGTCGAAGAATCGTTTGTTCCACTCTCTGCATATTCTACTCCGTCTCGCTTCTTATCTTGATCTTCTTTTAGGGACTTCAATTGTTCTTCCAACAGCGGAGGAACACCCTCTATATCGTCGTAGGATCCCTCCTGAGCTAACGAAGGTAGCTCTTCTTCCATAATACGTACCAAGAGATCTCCCGCAAAGGTTTTGAAGCTATCATTGTCCTCAAATCCATCAGGCTTCCTTAGAATATTATAGTTGAACTTCATTTCAATGGTATCATCTTCTTGCTCATTAAAAGAAACGGTTCCATAGTGGAAATGTAGCCCTTCGTACTTCCCTTCAAGGATACTAATGGCATCGGTTTCCAATCCCTCGATCGTAATGTACTCAAACTTCACTTGACTCATCTGTCTTCTCCTGTTCTGTGGGTTCCATTGTACCATACTTAAACTCAGAAGCAACCGCTTCCTCTAGCCTCTGCATGATTTCTTCTGTAAAATACTTTTCTGGTTGCTTGTATAGCTGCTTCTCATAGATCTTGGTTCCGTCTGGCATCTCAAGTCGAGTGGATACCTTCTTGAAGATTTCATACTTCAAGGCAACCTCAGTCAGTCCGTAATAGGGACTGAGACCATGATCGTAATTTAGAATGACATCAACCATAGAATTTTCTTTCGTCAATCGACCCTTGAAGAGTTTACAATGAATGATGTTTCCGATGACATCGGTTCCTTCTTTCACCTTCTTCTTTGATAGGTACACAATCGTCGAAGCGGCATACTTCAGTCCAGAACCACCACCCATAGTCTTCTGTGGGAACATTGAACCAACGACATCGTAGGTATGATTCGTCATGATCAGGGGAATTCCTGCCTTACCCAGCTTCATGGTAAGAACGCGGAAGGTAGCCTTCACCAACTGTGCGCGAGTCATGTCCTTGGTTAGCTTACCCTCTGCGGTGTCAGTCATTTCTTTCTCAGTAGAAAGCATCCCAAGTGAGTCAAGACATATAAGCATAGGCTTACGTTCACTCTCGGGAAGTTCAAGGTAACTGTCCACGATACTGATAGCTTGGTGGCGGAAGTTTTCTACTGTTGCTACAGGGAAAACAGCAACTCGATTAGTATCACAACCACGATCCTTGAACATGTCTGACGTTACTGCTTGCTCGCTATCAAAATAGAGTACAACACCATCAGGGCGATCACGGAGAAATTTATGTACAATGCCCATCGTAAAATAAGTCTTACCAGTGGCACTCTCGCCAGCAATAGCAAGAATTTTATTGTCAGGTATACCCCCGTAAAGGCTGCCAGAAAGAAGAGCATTAAAAATATAAGACCCAGTGTCAACGAATCCACTTACATCACTCCCTTCAAGTCCTTGAGAAACAATATTTGCATATTCATTGTTTGCTTTCTTTACCATAGATTCTAAAAATGACATACGTTCTCCTAAAATAGTGATTCGAGGGTGGAAATCTTTTCGTGCTTCCAACCGATTGCGTCAAGAATGTTCTTGAGAGGATCTAAGAAACTCTTTTGGAACTGCTTATCATAGTCGATAAACTCCAACAATTCAAACTCTTTCGGGATAGAATTTGCAAAAGATATAACATGATCAGTACCGTACACACCACCAACTGGATTTGGCTGCTTGAGGTATAGAAACTTCACCTTGTCACCCTCTTGGATTTCTTGATACTTTCTCTGGATACCATACTCTTTCAAGTAGTGATTATATATCAACGCACCTTTGACTGCAATTGGCGTTGACTTTCTGTAGATACTAGCCGAGTCCTGATACTTCTCCAAAGCAGAAACACCTCGGGGAAACGCAACATCTTCGGGTCTCTGGTTGAAAAAATCAACTCGAACTTGATCAATGAATTCAATAACAGATTCTTCGTCACTGGTAAGAATCAATTTGATTGCCGTCTTGAGTTTGTCCCGAACAAACTGTGGCGTAGAAGATCGAGTCGTTTCAATACCCATGATCTTTAGTTTGGGTTCCTTGTATTGAATACCCTCACTGTTATGCACATTAAGCATGTATCGTTTCTTCGCGGTCCACACACCCTTGTCCGCGATAACTTCGCGTTCCATTACCATCTTATTCTCGAAGACGTTCAGCATTTTACCCAACTCATCATACTTCTTGTCGATGAATGGTTGGATAATTTCTGCACAACTTTTGTTTAGGAAGTTGGTAATCTTAGCTTTATCATCGCAGTCAGGAAGAACCTTGTCAACTAGGTTGGAGAGACGAAGGTATACCGAGTCCGTGTCGCTTGCAACGATGTAGTCATAGTCGTCGGTATCAAGAGTTTCATTCAGGAACTCATTCAACTTGTCCGCGATCCATCGAATGTTCAACTGTCCAGACAGTGTGATTGCTTCCGCCATGCGGACATCGTAATAGCGGAACCACTCGTTACCAATCGCACCATAAGCAGAGTTCAATTGAATCTTACGAACCAACTGGAAGTTGTTGAACTTCGCAATCTGATTTTCTAAACCAGACTCCCCTGCTTGCTGTCGTTTCTGACAGTCGATCATCTTCTTCTTGTACATACTACGTTCTTTGTACATGGTTTCCATCAACTCAGCGAGGAACCCTTGCTTGTCCTTTTGGTAGCAAGTTCCATTCGCTGCAATAGAGTATCCCATGTTTGTGAAGTTCTGTATCTTCTTGTATGCTTTACTACTGTGCGGACTCTCTCCGCCATCTAGGATGTTGTTTGGTCCAATACCAAACCTCTCACCATCCTCCATAGGAATGAGAGTCTCGGGACTGATGTTGTACTGCATGATCAGGTGGGGATACAGACTGTTCAAGTCGAATGAAACAATCCAGTCATGCTTACCAGCGATTGGTTCCTTGACATACGCACCTTCATACTGAGTATCTTTCCTCGTCATTGACTTTGGTGGTATTGCGATCTTCTTCTTCTGAAGGAAGTGATAGATGATCTGATCCCACGTTCGAACCTGAGAGAAAATATCCATCAAGTTTACTTTAGCGGAGTACGCAAGAGAAGTCGCCAGTTCCAGTAGCTTGAGCTTGTCTTCCAATTTACCGACGAGTTCAACGTCCTTGACATTATACTCAACGAACTTCTGAAAGTCCTTCTTGTAGAACTCTGCCATACTGTCGAACTCATCATACGAAAGTTTGCGTTCACCCAGTTCCACGAATGCGATGTGATCAAGTCTATATGATTCTTGAGTGACATACGTAAACGTGGTGTACAGTTCATAGTAGTCTAAAGTTGCAATGCCCAATAACTCATAAACATTATGTTCCCTGTTCATACGTGTGATGTTTCTTTCTTTCAAAACACGCCACGGAGATAGGAACTTCTCTTCTTTGTTGTCTAGGATAAAACGAATTCGGTTGACGAGATATGGAATATCAAAGAAACGAATGTTCCATCCCGTCACGATATCTGGTTTCTCGTTATCCCACAGAGAGATGAAATCCAAAAGCATGTCGCGTTCGTTTGTATGAACATGACACGTTATATCATCTCGATCAATATGGAAATGGTCTACGCCGAACACATGAATATCACCACCAAAATCCACAGTGATTGCAATGATCGACTCTGTTGGATTGTCTGGATTGGGGAATCCACCATCCGAGGTAGTTTCAATGTCAATGTTGGCTGTCTTGAGTTGTGATGGATCATAGTCCATCTCTTCGGGAAAACGTTCGCTGATGTATTGATATTGAAAATCAGTCACACCGTGAACAGAAAATCCAGCGACACCCTTATAGTCTTTGATAAATTTTCGTGTATCGTGGATACCACCAGCAACAAACGGTTCGACGTTTGCTCCATGAAGTGTTTTCCACTCACTCGATTCCTTCGTGGGGACAAACACAGTAGGCTGAAAGGGAACCTTCTCCTGAATAGGGGTTCCGTTTTCATAGCCTCTGTAGAGGATGTTGTCCCCACGCACAGCTACATTTGTATAAAATTTCATTGTTCAGACGGGGTGATGCATGACGCTGTTTTGGGAAGTAGGAAGATCTTGTGTGTCATCGGTGTGCATGTTGAAAGATGGAAGCTCTGGAGATTCCTCAGTCACTTCACTTTCATTCTTGTCCTTGACAAAAGCCGAGAACAGAATCATGTAGTTGATGATGTCAAGAACTGCGTCTTCAT